CAGAAATCTGGTTAACTTTCAAACCAATGAGTACGCTAGATTGGTGAATTCTGTTGACCTCATGAATGAGGAATTGAAGAAAAGTATTATCAGAGAGAATGATCACGTCAGAGAGTTGGCTAATGCTTTCAAGCAATTGGATGGATTTGTGTACAAAATGTACAAAGAGATCCAAATTTTTCAGACTAACACTCTTGACAACCTAGAGAAAATTTCAGACTGGATGTTGTTAGAAAATGGTGATGAGGATAAGGTAAAAGCTGAAGTCAAACCAATAGTGAAGAAAGTTGAGGCTGATCTCTCAAGACTTCAAGAACAAGTTAATGATTTCACAAAAGAAAATCCCGTCACATTGAGTGAATTGGACAATCTTCTAGCTCCCAAGATTACAGAGCAAGTCACAAAGGAGATGAAAAGTAGTCTTGGAGACATGAATGACAAATTAGACAATATCTCCAAAAAGGTCAGCAAGTTGAAGGCCAAGACCAAAGCTCAAGATAACAAATTTGAGAAAATAGCTGAAAAATTGCAAAAGTTGGAAGCCATGGACTCAGATGATAAGAAGAAGAAATCCAAGGAAAAAGATAGTGATCTGGAGGAAATGGAAAGAAAAGACATACCAATCACTAATAATCCAAACATAGGCGGCAACCTCATCATTCCAAAGCGAGATGCCACTATGCCTAGAAGTAGAGTCAGAAGACAAATGATGCAGGAAGACCCACTTTCTGAAGTAGTAATGAAGGCTGATACTAAGGCTCCTGAGGTGACTCCCGTCGGTACAATGGAAGTGAAAGAAGCAGAGTCGTCATCAGGAAGACCCACTACCTTTGCAGACCAAACTATGGAAGTATTGCGATCTGAGGTACAGTTGGGAACCTTTGTATGGGTTGATTCCAATATCAGTGGCAATCTCATCGCATATCTCAACTTCCCAGAAATAATATTTGAGAGGAGTCCAATTCATTCCTTCACATATTCTTCGTTCCAATATTTTGTTTGTGAGGGTTTGCATATCCATTTAGATGTGACGTCTCCAAAAGGTCAAGGAGGATTGTTATGGGGAGTGTGGGATCCATTAAGTACAGCTACAAAAGGAGACCAACTTCATTTCTCTCAGTTGTTGCCATTTCAAAGAGTAGAAGTCTTAGCTGGAGTTAACATGAG